ATGCAGGTAGGCGCATTCGGTATTGGGTCTATCCACGGCGACGGACCACTACTGGACGCTATGGATGCATTCACATCTACCTGTTTCACCTCTCACTCCAATGATGGTCTTACCCAGCTTGGGTTAACTGCAAATACGGGTATTACGTCAATAGTCGTCAACCGGGGAAGCCGTCCGACACGCATTCATCAGGCTTACATTCTGAGGAGAACGTGGTTTTCGTATTACGGCGGTTCGTCTTGGTCATATCAGGAGGCTTACACCACGGGCAATACCACAAAGGCCAGCGATGGCACCCTAAAGGCTGCGTCTCCGGTTGCCCGTATCGTAGCGAGCCAGGAAGCCTGCCAGCGCGCCGATATAGCGGAGGATGGCTTCTCCTGGTGCGGCTGTGGGACGGGGAACGCTGAGGCGGAGGGAATAACCATTTCTCGCTTCGAGGTGGGCGTTTACGTGCTGGCTGGTTCGGCAGGCCTGGCGTCCGAGGGATGGCAACTACTACCACCGATGGACCCCGGCGGCATGGGAGAACTTGGCGTGGTTGAGGTTGAGCAGACGGAAAGCGGAGGCCTGACAATCCGTCTTTTCAAGCGAAAATACATCCTGAGCGATGAAGGTGAGATCATCAAAACTAAAGGTGAACCGATGGACGTGCCGGCGAACAGCTGGATCGATGTTCGCCTAGATATGCCAGCAGATTCACTTTTTAACCAGCGAATGAGCCAGGAGCGGGAGGCTTAGCGTCTCCCTCTAATGCGCTTACGCGGATTGCCAGCGCTTTGATTGCCGCCAGCGCATCGAGCACCAGAGGATTGAGGTCTAGTGTCATTTTTCCCGACTCCTCAGCCGAGTGAACATATTGCGGATCTATCTTTTCCAACTCCTGAGCAATAACGCCGCGCCGAATGGCTTTCTCTTCATCAGCAAGGTAGTAGAAGGTCTTGAAATCCATTGCCTCGATGTTTGACAGCGATTCGTTTAGATCCAGATCCCCGGTCACTTTCTTAAAGTTAATGTCCGATGTTCCTGCTGACTGAAATACCGTCCACGGAGCATCTGTTTTTGTAGTTTGAGGATTCGTGTTTAACAGAAAACGGCAATAGCCAGCTCCGCCAGTGGTAACCCACATTTGCGCTATGCGCTGAGTGTTATAAGAGCTTTGGTAGCCACAGCCATTGGCAGGAGCCCAACTGGTGTTACCGTCAGCATCACTGATAAACGATGAGTTTGCATCATTTGGCCTTGGAGCCTGGTATGTTCCAACCCCAAAAGCCCCTACTTGCATGATGTTCCCGGCAGCCGTTCCGACGTCCTTTGTCGCGCTACTTCCCAAACCGAGGTTTGAGCGAGCGTCTGCTGCAGTCGTTGCCCCGGTCCCGCCCTGTGCAATCGGGATGGCTCCGTTACTCCCTTTCTGCGCCAGTTTGCCGATGCCGGGGATCGTTACAGGGGTGCCGTTGATGGTAACTGTGATGCTCTGGTTTGCTGAGGTAGTGGCAAACGTCTCCCACGCGCCAATGTTCTCGTCGTACTCTTTAATGAGCTGAGACATGGCCTGTGCCAGCCCATCAACCGAGATAATGTCCGACACAAGAATTCCATACTTCTGGCCACTCAGCACCGGGGAAGCAGCTGGCGTAACCGTCATTGACGTGGCGCTGTTCACGGATGAAATCTGAAACAGCTGCACCGGGTTAGACATGACGATAATCGTCTGGCCAGCGCGAACCTGGCTGGCGGGTGCCGTCCAGTTCGTGCCGGTGCCGGTTGCGGTATTTCCGTTAATTGCGATGGTGCCGGTGTTATAAAGCATATTTTCTCCAGGCAATAAAAAACCTCGCCGGAGCGAGGTTTTTTTTGAAACAGAATGAGTTATTGGCAGGTGGTGCTGATGAACGTGTTGGCACTAACCCAGGTCCAGTTAAAGGGATAACCGGCGCGGTACTGGGTCTGATTGTTTTGTTTACGCACTCCGTAAATCTGGACACTGTTTTCCTGCCCGCCGATAAGGGCTGTACCAGAACAAACAGGTTGCTGTTTCTCAATAACGCCAGCGCAACCGGAGAGCAAAACCGCCACCGCCAGGCAAAGAATCATGTTTTTCATAGTGGTTATATCCCAGGGCATTCACAAGGTTACACAATAACAATGTGAATCAATGGGATATAATTGATTTGGTAGATCAATTATCCAAAATTGATCGTTGAAAACGATCAATCATAGTTGGCGCAGTTAATGGCCATGATGACGTTTCTCATGTTTGAGTACGCGACGTTTTGCAGACTCCCGGTTGGGGTTGTCTGAGGTCTGGCAAATATCCGCGTATTGCTCCCCTCAAGTTTCGCCATGCTCTTGTATATTGCCGAATAAGGCTGCGGCTGACCGCCCGCTGAAATAACCCCTGTAATCAGGCCGAGCATAACAGGCATGCAGGCCCACTTCCCCACCCTGGTTGTGTTGATGTTGTAGCCTGAGCTAGCATCCACTCCGGCAGTGCCTATGGTAACGACATCGCCGAGCGTGCGCGTCTCGTGGGTTAAAATCAGGGTCCCCGATGCATTCCACACGGCCATCCCGTAATCTGGCTTTGTCTGGGGGAAAATAGAGAAAAAATAAACGTACGCTGTGCCGGTTGCATTAGGTCTGAGAAAATCAATCGTGATGGTGTTTCCGCTTACCGTCTGAGTGATTTCCACCTCAACCGTGCAATGAACGAAGGCCACAACGGGCTGACCTGAGGGAAAAGTGTGCGTCACCCTGGTATTGAAACCCGATGTTCCCTGCAGTGCCGCTGTCTTTCGCGCCTGTAATGCAATTGGCGAGCTGTTGGCGGTAACCCATACCTCACCGCTCGTCGTCGTCAGTAAACCGCCGTACTGCGCCATTCATGCCCTCTCGATCTGGAAAATGAGAAAAGCTGCAACAGCGGGTTCAGTCCCTGCTGAGTAATCGGTATCCCCCACTGAGGAAACTGTTGCAGTACCGCCGGAGATGGTGATCTTCCTTCTTCCAGTTCCCCACTTATCATCGTTCATGACCTGAAAGTAGGTCAGTTTGCAACCCGGAGGAAGGGTAACGGAATAAGAGCCTGTTTTCTGGTTAACGGCCAGTTGCAGATAGCCGCAAACGCTGACTGGCTTAATTCCATAGTTGTTAACCTTGCCTGATGCGTCCCATGTTTGAACACCGTATTCCGCCATCATATCTCCTGAAAAAAAAGAGGCCCGCAAGAGGCCTCCCGTCACCATGTACCAGTGATTCTCCCAATCTGCACCCTCAACACATTATTGGAGTCCCGTACACTGATTGTCTGGTTGGTCTGTTTCATGGCCCCCTCGCCAGCTGTCGAACCGTAGTTCTCAAGCGTGCCCGTTCTAAAGTTTATGGACAGGCCAGCCTGGTTCTGAACGTAGTTAACCGAGCTGATTGTTTCAGCCAGTTTCGCTCGCGTGATAGTGGCATCGCCTATTACCGTATCTCTGATAATTACCTGCCCGTTCTGGATAATGAACGGAAGCGTAACGGTCGCTCCGGCCTGGTGAGTAACAGCGAAGCGGTCAGCCAGGAAGATAACCTGCGACTGCATGCCGGATGGCGTATTCTCCACGCCGATACCCATACCCGCGGCGTAATACTGCCCGTTGCTTGAGACGCCAACTTTGATGTTGTACATCGCGCTGAGGTCGCCGTTTACGTTCGCTATGGCCTGAGCGTTGGTGGTGATGGCTGAGGTATGCCCGTTCACCGTCGCCGTGATGCTGTTTACCTGCGTGGCCATAGCCTGCTGGTAATCGGAGAACGTCTGATTGAGGCTGTTGATGGATGCTTTGTTGCCGTTAACGTCCGTCTGCAGGCTCAGCAGCGAGCGCGCCGTTGCTTCCTTCTCGTTAACGATAACCTCGTCAATACGGTCCAGCTGAGCGCTGTTACCGGCGACCGAAGCCGACAACGATTTACGCGTGGCCACCTGCGCCAGCCCGTTCTGGATAATGGCGATGGCTGAGTTCTTCACTCCACCCGTCATGCCGTCCATGGATACGCTGATGCTGTCGATTCGCTGGCCCAGGGCGGTATCAGCCGTCGCAACGGTCTGCTCAAGCTGACTGAGTGAAGACGAAACATTCCCGACCGTGCTGGAAAGCTCATTAACGCTGGTCTGTACCTTCCCGACGTCCTGGGCATTTTTGGCGATATCCTTCGCCTGCAGCTCCAGTTCGTCATTAGCCTGTTTGATGTCATTAACCATGCCAGTAATTTTTTCATTGCTGTCGACGGCATTCTCAACCACATCCTTCAGTAGACCTGTTTCCTCCATCTCCTTGAGAATGGAATCGGTGATATCAGATACGTCCGTGCTCGACTGGCCAAATACCCACTCGGTCCAGACACTCTGATTGCCGAGGCGATCAACGAGCCTTGCCCGGTACCAGAACGATTTTCCGGCGAGCAGCCCCATTTGCTGGTAGGACGATGAGGGATAAGGCACGTCTGCCAGCAGTAACGGAGAATCACCGTTCGCCGTGGCGCTGTAGTGGATTTCTGTCTTTTGCGTGTCCTGCGCCCCGGATGGAAATCCCCAGGAAATGCCGATCCCGAACACCAACGGCTGCGTGGCGAGATTCACGGGCATAGGTGGTTTTCCGACCTTACCCGTAAGCTCCGTCTCAGCTGACGTTGCCCAGAGGGATGCGATATCGAGCGCGTTAACCGCGCGGATTCGGACCACGTAGCGCCCGGCATAAATCCCGTCGACCTCAAAGCGCGTGTTGCCGGTGCGCGGAACGTTAATCCAGTCACCGTTGTTCTGACGCCACAGCGCCTCATAGGCAACGGCATTTTTCACGGTATCCCACGTAACAACCATCGTGGTGATGCCTATCCCCTGTTCAACACGGTACAAGCTGGAGAGAGTGATATTTTCCGGCATCCCCTGTCCGCGCGGCGGCACAACGCTGACGGGCCTGTCTTCAATCACCGCGCCGTCATCAACGCGCGGAAACTTGTTCGGATTGTAAGGCAGGCCGTTAATGGTGACCGTGTTATCGGAATTAACCATAAGCCGCTTAACGCGGAACAGCTGAATGGCTAAATCAGACTGGTCAAGCACCCACGCTGATTCAGCATTTGGGGTTACGCTGTACGCTGTCTCAACGGTCACGGCGCCTCCGGAGATGCTTTTCACCTTCCTGCCTTCGGATTTGCCAGTGGGCAGGTTAACGATAAGCGTGTCCCCCGCTTTAGCAGTCGTAATACGGTCAAGCGTGACCTTCGTTCCGGAGGCTGCAGCTACGCGACCGCCGTTCTCGCGACCGGCCAGCGGGGCGTTACTGATGCCGACCACCTTGCCTATACGCGGGATGCGCCCTTCCATCCCTGTTTTAAACTCCACGCCATTGTCATCGCGGTTGGTTTCAATGGCGTAAAGCCCGTGCCGCTGCGCTTCTGATTCCCGCGTACACCCGATACGGGACAGCTCTATGGTGTTAAAGCCGAACCGGTTAGAGACTTCCGGCACCCAGGCGCTGGCCTGATCGTCCTGATAGCCGTTGGCCGGGTTGCTGTAGGTGACGATTGCTGACGAGTAGTTCGTCTTTTCCGATGTGCTGGAGAAGTTAAACGCGCCCACGATATTCGACTTGTTGAACACAAAATCGGGGTCCAGCTCGCGGGGCATATCGGCGTCAACGGACAGAAGATTGTTGGACCAGCTGATCATCCCCCGGAAGATGTTCGCTAAATCCATCAGCACGGTCCATGCATCGGTACGCTGGGAAATGTACAAATCGCAGAGGTACCGCGCCTCTTTCCCGCCTGCACCGTCCGAAACCTGCGCATCGCAGTACTGTGCAATCTGGTACAGGGTCCATTTATCGACTAAATCTGCGGTGATCCGTTTTCCCAGACCGTATCGTTTGTTCAGCACCAGATCGTAAAAAATCCAGGCGGGGTTGTTTGTCCAGGCCCACTTAAAGATTCCGTCCCAGGTTCCACTGTAGGTGCGGGTAACAGGATCGTAGTTCTCCGGTACGCGAACAATTATCCCCTTCATTTCCACGGTGACGTTTGGCGTTCTGCCGTCAAACAGCTTCGAATCAAACTGGATGAACAGCAGCGACGTGTGCGGATAGCGCAGCTTGGCATCGACAATATCGGTCATTGATTCAATGCGCGAAGTATCCGCATGCCGACCATCAGTGGTATTTTCCGTCAGGCGCCGGACGCGGATTTGCCAGCCGGATGTCGCTGCCGGCAGGTCAATTCGATAGCTCCGCTCATAGCCGGCTGCGGCAATGCCGTCCGCCTCATCCGTGCCGTATTCAACGTAGGAACCGCCATCGGTTGAAATATCAATAGCGAACGCTATCCGGTAGCCATCCTTCCCGCCGCTGTCGCGCAGTTTATAAACGCCGTTAGGAAATTTAAGCCGCAGGCGTACTGCAGAAAGCTGGGTGTTGTTAATGGATTTAACCCACGGCGTCCCGTATTTCAGCTCCGTGCCAACGCTGATTTCATTCTCTACTGCCGGGAAGCCAGCAATATAATCCTGATCCACCGTGCCGCTGCGCCACTCCCACGTCACGCCAGGGAAGTTTTCGTTGCCAGCATCATCAAGCAGTGGCGTGCCATCGAGATAAATATCTTTTCCGGTAAAGTCTCCTGCAGCTTCCCCCTCGGTCAGCGCCAGCAGAATTTTCATGTACGCTACGGAGGCGATCTCGGTACCGCGATTGCCGCCTTTATCACCGCCGCCACCGCCCCCTTTCGAACCCCTGATTACTGCCATATGCAAACTCCGGGCAAAAAAATCCCGCCTGAGCGGGAGAATTAAACATGTTGCGAGATAAGCGTTATTGCTGTTCTTCTGCGTAGATGCCGCCGCTGATAAGAACACCGGCGACAAGACGCTTACCGAAGAGAAGATTGACGCCGTTCCCCGCTGCAGACTGGTTGATTGGGGAGCCAAACGAATAGCTTTTCCGGGAATCGCCGGAGTCCATCGTCATGCCCTGAGTGCCGCTGGGCGTGAGCATCTGGACAACGCCCCCAAGCATCATCGCCGCCCCCATTTTGTAGAGGAACGGCGAGGCCACTGCTGCTGGCGTAAAGCTCAGCGCAAAGCCAACAGCTACCAGCACAGCGCCGAAGATGGTCTGGAACACTCCCGCCTTTTTACTGCCGATAATGACCGGTGCAATCCTGATAACTTCATGCACACCGTTCAGGTGCAGCTCTTCTGCAGTCACGTTGCGGGAGCCGTTAAACACGCTGTAGGTCACGCCGCGTCCTTCACTCGTATCGAGCCAGCGCTCAAAGCCGGGGAGCATGATACAAAGCGCCCTGATAGCCTCCCGCACCGAGGAAACGGAAAGGCGGTGCTCACGTCCAAATAAAGTGCCGAGCTTGCCATAGAGCCGCACAAGCACGATTTTCTCAACTGTGTTCATCGCCATTCTGGTACCTCAGTGTCAACATTGTTCTCTCGCGCCACATGCCGCCGTAGGGAACGACTTCGCTCAGTTTGCCGTACATGTGGTGCAGCATTTTCCCGTCGCCCAGATAGATGCCTGCATGGTTGATTTCTTCTGCCTTGTACTGCATCAGGATCACATCCCCTACCTGCAGTTCGTCGGCGTGAGAATAAAATCCCGCTTCGGCATAGTGTTTTACGTAAAGGTTTTCGCCGCGCGTCCACCAGTTGTCGTCACGGTGAAAATCAGGCAATTCGATGCCCCGCTCCTGCTGATACCAGTCCCGGATGAGCCCGTAGCAATCCCAGCTGCCGTGTATAAAGGGCCGCTTGAGAATCGGTGGTGTATCTGCCGGTGTTGTCACCGTGTACTCACCGCCTGGCCACGACATGATCACCCAGGGCAATCCGGAGTCATGGCACGACTTCAGGTCGTCGGAGGAAGCGTGCGGCCCCGCATCCGGATGTGAATGAACGATGGCCAGCACCTCCCCCATATCCTCCGCATCGGCCCAGGCCTGCGCAGATATCATGAAGTGCTCAGAGGGATTTTTGTGTGAATTACTGCAGGGGATGTACCGGCGCTGGCGAGTGGCACGAATAATCAGGCCACAGCATTCATGGGGATAGGCTGCAGCAGCGTGTTTTTCAATGGCGCTAATAAGTCGCTGGCTCAGCATGATTAAATCCTCGTGATCGCAATCGCCGGAAAGCCGCCAAACGGCAGCTGCTCATCTTCCCCCCAGCGCAGCTTGCAGCCTGCGACTGTTCCGGAGCAGACATCATCTGCAGGGTTATCAACCGGGTTGCCGAACTTGTCGAAATACTTCGTGCCGGTGTAACCGCAGTCCGCACCCCGATACTGGCCCTGCAGGCACCAGGCGCAGCGGCTGGTCATTTGCCTAGCCGGAACCTTCTGCCCGGTCACGTCGACAGGCGAGCTCAGCTTGAACTGAACGTCCGTTTCGTTATCTGCAGTTTTGCTGTCGATGTAAAACACCTCCAGCTGCTCGGCTGTCGGATCGGCCTGGGAGTTCCCGTCCGGGAAGTTGCTGGCATCGAGGTAATGCGCATACGTTCGGTGGATGGTGACCTTTGCCTGCTTCATATCCTGAAAAAGGTGGCACAGCGCGGAGATCGAACCGTCCAGATTACCAACGGATAATTTTGGCGACACAGGCGTTCCGTCACCGTTGGCTTCAATATCCTCAATCTGGCATGGCCAGAGATCGTATCTGATGCCCTGCCAGTAAATCGGCTTACCCGGTAGCTTCGATTCATCATCACCGGCAGCGAGAACTTCTTCTTCCGTGTACGCTACTGCGTGATTGTGGAAATAGAGAACATCGGCACCGAAGGCGGTGCCGTCAACTTCGAACAGGGTGATCTGATTGCCGGGCTCGAGTTTTTGATCGTCAGCAGTAATGCTCATCGCTTCCTCACGTAAAGGACACTACACCAATAAAAAACCCCGTAATCCGGGGTTTCATATGAATGGATGAATAATTAATTGGTTAGCTTTGCACTATTGGCTCGGCCCGATATGCCGTTGAGAAAGTGACTGATATAGTCATTCGCGCAAAATCAAGAACTGTGACTTTCAGTTGTGATGCGCGGTAGAGACCAAGTTCACCCAACGGGTTGGTCCATTTGAATGCTTTGACTTCGCCATGCTCGCGCAAAAACTTGAGCACCGGCTTCATATCCTCATTCATACCGGTGAACGTTAATGGCCATGATTGCGTCTCCGGGTTAATGCCCTCTCCGGTTACTGCCTCATAGCCATCGCCGTATTGTACGCTGCTGGTTCGGTACTTAAAGTCTCCCACGGGGCCATTACGCGGAGACCAGGTAAACGTCTGCAATGCCATCAGGCCGTCCTCATTTTGGTGTCAATCATGCCTCCGTTGGCCAGTTCGCGATCAAGCGTTTCAATAACAAACAGCTTAAGTCGGGCTTTGGTCTCGCTGGTCAGAAGCTCCTGGCTTTTTGAGGAAGGTTCCTGGCTCCCGCCGCCCTGCTGAATGACCTGCAGCGGAATAGTTAAAGAGAAATGCAGGTTGCCCTGGCCAGCAGAGGGCTGCGAATACGAGTCTCCGGATGGTTTTGCCACGCCGCCACCGACCAGACCCCCTTCGGCGTAGCCGTTGCCGTAAGTAAGCTGATTCAGGAAACTGAGCATGCCAGGCTTCTTGACCACAGATTGCGGAACCACCCATTCGCCACGGTGAACCACACCGGCGACGTCATGCTTGCCGCCGTCGCCGGTATAACCCCCGTCAGCCCAACCGAACCAGCTGCTCACACCCAGCGCTGAAGCACCGGATTTGATAGCGTTCAGCATCAGCATCTTCGTGATCATCTTGCCAATATCGTCGATAACGGATACGGCCAGCGATTTGAACTCTCCCTTTCCCTTCGACGCAACATTCCAGAGGGCAGTACCCATGCCATCCATCGCGTTTATGGCAATGTCGCGAACCTGGGTGAACTGGTTTTCAGCGTTAAATCGCCAGTCCGTCAGCCCTTTTTTCATCCCGTCAAACGATGACCCTTCTACCTGCTTTTTCCGCTCTGCACCGCTACGGACAATTTCCAGCTGCTTCTGCTCTTCATCCCTCAGCACCTCAGTTTGTTTTCGGTACAGTTCGGAACTGTGATCGGAAATCGTTTTATCCTGCTCTTCCCGGAGCTTTGCAAAACGCTCCCGTACCTGCTGCTCTGCTACCATCTGGTCATAGGCATCGGAGCTCATGGTCATCTGGGCGACACTGTTAGCATATTCCTGCTGCAGCTGCAGCGTTGAGCGATAAAGCTCCTGGTTCTGCTCCTGAATCTGAAGGCCGAGTTTGCGCTGCTGGTTGGCTTTATCCAGGCTGGCGTTAATCTCCAGCTGGTGACGCAGCTCCGTTTCCTGCGCCAGAATGCTGCGCTGGCCAGCGGTCAGGATACGCTTCTCCTTGAGGTCAGCGATTTCCTGGTTGAACTGCGCCAGTTTCTTTTCCGACTGCGTCAGCGTCTCGGTCTGTTCGTTCTGGGACCGCAGCGCGGCCTCTTCCTGGCGAAGCTGATTCAGGCGCGTGGTCGCAGCATCGTCGCTGTACGCCTTCTCGCGGGATTTTTTCTGCTCGGCATACATTTTGTCGATGCCGCGCATTGCCTGCGTGTATTCAGCCGTTCCTTTGGTGAAATTGGCATTAACAAGCGCAACGGCATCGGCCCGCTCTTTTTCACGCGATGTCCCGGCTTTTAGCAGCCCTGAAAGCGTGTTTTCGTCCTTCAGACGCTTCGAAATTTCTTCACGCTGCTTTTTCTGTGCCTGATATTGCTTTTCCGCCTCTTCACGCTGCTTGATTGCCGGGTCAGGAGTGGTATCGAGATCAACACCTGCACCCGCAGCCATCGCCTGCGCGGTGGCTATGTGCGCGTCTCCCATCGTTTTAAACGCATCTGCGACAAAATCTTTCAGCGATTTCCACGCGCTTTTCAGCCCACCTACGTTCGATTCCTGCTCCTTGAGTTTGGTATCAAGGTCATTCATCGCCGCCTGCTGCAGCAGCGCCGTTGCTTCAGAGGTTTTCCCCTGGCGCTCGAGCGTGACTATCTGGTCTATCATGCTGCCGTTGAGCAAAATCCCCTGGTCGGTCAGCTTTTGAAGCGCCTGCAGCGGATCGCCTTTCAGGCTCGACAGCAGCGACACGAGATCGTCGGAGCTCTGCCCGATTTCCTCCATTCGCGTGCCGAGGCTGGCGACCTGCTCCAGCATATTGCCACCGAAACCCGCCGACACGGATGCCGTAACCGCCTTAACGGCGCGATCTGAATCACCGAGGCTGGAGGTCAGGTTCTGCAGATACATCACCGACATAACGGACTGCTGGCCGGATTTCTGTAACGCCTGCGTATACCCTTTAATGACCGCTTCGCTGTTGGAGTAGGCCGAGTAAATCGCGGTCACCGCACCGGCGACGGCAATAACGGCCAGCCCGACAGGACCGCCGACCATCGCCATTGCGCCGCGCAGCAGGCCTGCACTGGCTGCAGCAGCTCGCTGGCCAAGAGATAACTCCTGGCTGGCCACGGCGAGCTGGCGCGTTGAGGTGGCCAGCTGCTGCTTCCCGGCAGACTCGGCGATATCAGCCGCCAGCACCGTTTTCGTCGCTTCTGCAAGGCTACCCTTCGCCTTCGCTTCAGCAAGATTCGCCTCCTGAATGGTTCTGGCATTTTTAACGTGCTCGGCCTCATAGCTGACGGCCAGCCCATACTGCTTGTTCACCTCGGCCTGTTTGGCAAAATGCTCATCGAGCGCAAAGGCGCGCTCGCGGTCGGCACGGGCGGCTTCAATGGTCTTAACCGCGATATTCTGCTTCTCGATAGCTTCAGCACGCAGCTGCCTGGCGTTCTCTATCGAGCCCTGCGCGGCGCTTATCTGCGCCTGGGTAAACTCAATCTGGGCCTGTCGCTGTGATTTCAGGCCCGTAATACTGTTATCCAGCGCGGTGCTCATACCCTCGCTGAGGGCCGAAACCAGCGCCGTCGTGATAGAACTTCCGGCAACCGTGCTGCCAGCTGAAATGTTGGCCAGCAGACCGCGCATTTCATCCAGCCCGGTCAGCCGTTTGTCGACCGTTTTGCCAAGCTTGTTAAAGTCGGCGTCCAGCCCGGCAATCCCCTTGCCCAGCCCTTCAAACGACTGCCGGGTTTTCTGATTGTCCGTCTGGACTTTCCTGTTAAATTGCTGGGCGCTGCTGTCCGCCGTTCGCATAGCATCAGCAAACTGTGATTTAAAGCTGGCGGAGTTGAGATGCAGCGCGACAGCCAACGACGCAACGTCAGCAGCCATGTCCTAATATCCTGAAGCAGTCAGCGAACTGCTGGTCGCTTTCAGATTGCGCAGCAGTCACCGGAGGAGAATGCACCGGCGCTGACGTTTCGGCCTCCGTTCTCAGGAGATCAAAATAGGCCTGCCAGTGGGTCAGTATGTTCGCCGGAAGTTCGGCTATTTTGCGGGGGTCCGGCTCGTCCCATCGGTCTGCCAGCATGAACAGCAGCCTGAGATGGGACGAGTCGGTTAGTTTTTTGTGGCTTCCTCCAGCGTGCCGTAAGAATGGCGCTGAACGAGCGTGACCGCGTCGAGAAGATCGGCGTTCGCGTGGGCGGCCATCAGCTGGTCTGCGGTGGGCAGTTCGCTGGCTTTGGGCTTGCTGCCGTCTTCATTGACCAGCGCTGCCAGAAACAGGTTTACCCCCATCGCGGACAGCTCTCGCGACGGAAGCCTGGCCTGGCGTCCGGCTTCAACTTTGTCGTTATAGTCATCCAGCTCGGCGCTGGTCAGGCGGCGAAGATACACCTTCTGGCCGAGGAGCGTTTTTTCAACGGTGGTATTCAGTGGGTTGATAAGGGATTTGTAGTTCATGTTTTTTATCCTGTTTCATCAGTAAAAAGCCCCGCGACCGGCGCGGGGAAATAGAAGGTTACTCGCCGCCACCGGCTGGCTGCTCAACGGACCATTTAACGCTGTTCTGCTTGCCGTAGACCTCAACCTGCAGCACTTTGCCTTTCGGCGTATCAACGGCCTGCAGGCTCCAGCCAGCCAGCACCAGTTCGACTTCTGAAATGCGCTTGTTGGGGAACTTCATGAAGAAGACCACCGTTTTTTTCGCATCGGCGTCGCTCAGCAGCGCTTCCTGCACGGTATCGGATGGATCATCAATGAAGACGAGCGTTTTATCCTCGCCCTCACCCATGTCGGCCATGTATTTTGGCTCTTTGTCGATGAGGCGTGTCACTTCGAGGAAGGTGCCTTTTTTCCCCGTTGCCCCAATCCCCATCGCGCTCTGCAGAAGCGCGGCGGTGGTAATGGTTGCGCCCTTCTGACCGTAGCGAACCTCGGTACCCGCAGGGAGTACCGCGTACTCTGACGGGGATTTGATTTCTGGATCTGCCATTTACTCTCTCCTGATTTCTAACGCCCTTCGAGGCCCAGCCGGATTTCTGCGGCCAGCACTTTAAGGATTTTTTGAACGTTGTAGTCCATCGCCGGACGAATGAAGGGGTCGGCGACCTGTTTGACGGTGCCGAACTCCTGCGCCACCGCTTTCATGTGGTGAATTTTGCTGGGACCGACGCGCAGCGTAACGATGGTGTTATAGCGCGAGGTCTCTGCCACGTTGGTGCTGCGGATTTTGATGGAGTCGCGCATGTGCGGCCCGATGCTTTCCTCATCAAAACCGGCGTGCTGCCGCATATCCTGCTCAACGACCGCAAGCGCGGCGCGTCCGGCATCACGCAGGAGTTTCACCCCGACTTTCTTGTCGATGCTTTCCAGCAGCCGGTCAAACTCCTTCCCGGTGGGGAATTTAATGTCCATCTGCATGGCGTTTACTCCGGAACGGTGAAGATGAAGTCGCGCACCAGCCGGTACTGGATGCGGTTGTTGGGAAGCGTGGTTTTCCCCTGCTGTATACCTCCGCGCTCAACGTACTGGACGGGCTGACCTTCCAGCTGGCCATGAACAATTTCCTTCCATTCAGCCCAGAGCGCCCCGTCGAACTGAAGCAGCGACGTGTACCGGTCGACAACATAAAGCGAAAGCTGTATCCGTACCTCGGACAACCCGGTCCGCCTCAGTCCGTCACCGACCTGCGGGTCGGAAATACGCTGGAACGTCGCGCCTTCCTGCACCGCATCCGGAAGCAGCAGCGGGTACGTATCCAGCCCGGTAATCCGCTCCACAGCGGTTTTAATTGCTGACTCGATCATGGCGTGAATCCGCCTCTCCGGTGATGATTATCCGATCCGTCAGGCGCTCGACGTTGCGAACGGTATATACCCGGTCCGCTGTCGATACCTTCCAGTCCACGTCAACCTTACGCGGGTACAGCGTGAAGAGGCACGTTTCGACGACCTGCTGCTGGTCCAGCGTCCGGACCTTCCGACCGGAGACCAGCTCCTTTTTGGACCAGGCCTTTCCGGCGCTCACCTCACGGGCCGGAAGCGTCTCGCCGAGCTCGCCGCGTTCTGTTTCCACGTAGCTGAGTGTTATCCGGCAGTTCAGCTCGCCGGGGCGCAGGGGGTCACTCATACGGTATGCTCCATTAGCGGGAACAGCAGGTACTCAACGCCCAAATCGGACGGCGAACCTTCTGCCGTGCCGGTGGGATTCAGATACCACTGCGAGACCATCATCTTCGCGGCCAGCTTGATATCTTCATCAATGATGTAACCCGTCTCACCGTCAGGCAGTGCGTCAAGCTGCGCCTGGTTCTCTACCAGCCTGCAGTAGTAGCTGCGCTCGATGCTGCGCTGAGCCGCGTCAATCAGGCTGGTCAGCAGGCTGTCGTGCTCATCAAAATCCAGCTCGAGGCGCAGCTGGGTTTTGGCTTCAGCCAATGTCAGTATCATGCGCGTCATCGTCCTTATTCGGTTGAAGGGCGCGTTCTGCATCTTTTGCCCAGACGGCGATATTTCGGTCCACCATGTCCTGAGCGACGGCGCTGTCAAAGCAGGCTACATCGCCACGGCTGTAGCGGCTAAACGGACCAAGGAACGTCACCGCGACGCGCCCGTTTTGTACCGAAGCGACTTTTCCAGTCAGTTTTGACATGCGTTCCTCTGGGGTTTCGTCCTGTTTTGCATCACCACCTGAATCCGTATCGTCGCCGTCCGGACCGGGTTCGGTACCATCACCGTCACCACCGGCTTCGCCTGCAGAACCGGCGTTAACGTCTGGTGTCGGTGCTGAAGTATCAGCTGCAGCTGCAGTCGTTACCGCTGGCTCGGCGTTGGTGTCGGTGGCGGTATCGTCTTTCTGAGTGTTTTTGGTTTTAGGAGCCATGATGTTCACCTGTAAAAAAGCCCACGCGGGGCGGGCTGTTAATCACGATTGTCGGAGTATTACCAGGTAACGCCGGTACCCAGCGCCAGGCCTTCGATATGGCGGAAGCCGATATCGTGCTCCATGATGACGCGGATCAGGGACTGGTTACGCGCGAACGCGGAAACGGTGTTACCATCTGCATCGATGTAGGTCGCCTCGCGGGAGAAATCGACCACCATTGCGCCGTCTTCACCAATCAGTACATCGTTGAAGTCAGCAAAGTAAATCTCAGACTCCTTGCCGCCCGTGCCCAGGTTCGCTGGAATAGCCGAGGTGCGCTCAATCGGATAGCCTTTCAGCATACCCGCTGCCATTTCCGGATAAACCTTGTTGCCGTTCCCGTCGCGCAGACCGAAGAGCTTCATGTAGGTGCGGTTGGACATACCCCAGCCGCACTTCAGCATGTTGCTGTTACCGTCCATCGCCATGAGGATCAGCGCATCAAGGTAGGTATCGATGGTCTGCAGGTTCACTTCGTCATCTGCAACCCACGCATGCGTGCGGCTACCCGCCGTGGCCACGGCCTTCATCCCTTTCGGGGTGTCGTTGGTGCCGTCATCGCGGAGGAACGCCTTATCTTCACGGGTGGAAATGCCGCTGATGATGTCGTCTAAAATCAGCTGCTCGACGTTGAAGCCGCCGCGTCCAATCAGCTGGTTGGAAATTGGCACCATGGTGATCAGCGTTTTGGCGTTCAGTTTGACGTCATCGAAGGTCGCACCGCTCGCCTTCACATCCTTGCCTTCACCGACATAGCTTGCCGTTGAGCCGCTGGCCAGTCGCGGGATCGCCAGATTACCGTTCGGCAGCGGGATGCTTCGCGCCCCGAGCTTACGCACGATGATGCGGTCGCGCAGGAGCTCAATCACCTCGTTCTGCATGTTCTGCGGAACGAGCGCGCCGCCGGAATTGGCAGCTGTGCTGATCGCCATCGACAGCCCCTGATCGTTCAGGTCTTCCGCAGCGAACGCGGCGGCCTGCTGCAGGTCGCCCTTACCTGCCGCGATGGCCATCACCATGCGGGTCATGCCTGCACCTTTATACTGTGGCGGTTCGGCTTTCGCATGCACTGCCGGTGCGTTACGACCGTTCTGCGCAGCCTTCACCGGAACCGCCGTGGTGGCAGCGAGGCGTTCTGCCGCTTCCAGACGCTGAATGGACGCCGAAAGCTCATCAAACTGAGCCTGCAGGCCAGTGAATTGCTCCAGCTGCTCCGCGCTCAGCGTGCCACCGTCCATTTCAATCTGTGCCAGGGCCTGAACCTGAGTGTTAATACCCGCACGCTGGCGACGCAGTTCTTCGATTTTGTTCATCGTTTTTCTCTCTTTTACGCATAAAAAAAGCAGCCATCTGGCTGCTTACGGTGACGCTTCGCGTCGGGTTACATACGGGCCTGCTGATCCATAACAGCAGCACGTAACTGGATACTGGATTGCTGGGGCGAGGGTTTGTATTTCGCGGCAATCGCGTTGATGGCTGACTGAGGATCGGACATCTCATCTGCCAGCCCTGCCGCTATGGCATTCTGCCCGAAATACAGCGCGGCCTGGGTGCCGATAACGGCGTCGATATCTATGCCGCGATACTGCGCGACGGAGGATGTGAACGTCTGGTATGCACCGTCGATCATCGCCTGTATCTGGGACGTGGCCAGCTCCGTCAGCGGTTCATGTGGGGATCCGTTGTTCTTGTTATCGCCGCGCGAGAACGTGGTAAATTTCAGCCCCACGCTCTCCTCCCATTTCGATGCTTCCATGTGCTCCAGGATGACCCCGATGGAGCCCACGCCGCTGGTTTCGCTGACGATAATTTTGCTGCAGGCCGACGCGATAAAGTACGCCGCAGAGAACGCGCTGAAGTTCACGATGGCCGTAATGGGCTTCACGCTGCGCGACTGGTAAATGTAGTCAGCCAGCTCCTTACAGCCCGATACCGCGCCGCCGCCCGAGTTAATATCGAGCACGATTTCTTTAATGCCCGGGTCGTTCAGAAGGGAAGCCAGCTGGCCGCGAATACGCTCGTAGCTGTTCAGCTCCGTACACATATTCACGATCTGGCCACGCCGGGGGACCAGGATGCCGTGGACAGGAATAACGCCCACGCCGCCGCCGCTTTGCTGAGGTTCATTCGTTTCCTGTAACTCATCCGGCCCCAGGGCCATTTCCAGCGGGGCCACATTCATGCCCTGCAGGCGGGGAACCAGGATCGACTTCACCGAGTCCATGATTTGCCGCGTGGCGTAGTGAGGCACCCCGAACACCTGGTCAGCCAGGTGCGGCAGGTTGATTAATTTCGACATTGTGTATACCTGTGAGAGCCTGATAATCAGGTTTTATGCAGTTCGCTGCAGGATTGCGCTGATTTCGCTTATCTGCGCGGGGGTGGCTTTATCCAGCCCGTGAACGCTGCTGGTATCGACCATATTCAGTGGCGTCAGATACTTGTCGCCGCCCTCTACCGGGGCCATGTTCTCCATGCGCCGGATATCGTTTACCGACAGCCAGCCCCACTGGCGGCCCAGCGCGTAGGACTCGTAACGCGATTTCTGATCGCCGCGCAGCAGCGACGAGACGTTGAACTCGATATAAAAGTCGCGACGCTCGCTGGGTAACAACAAATCGCGCATCATCGCCGCTTCATGGCGCTTCAGCCAGGCCAGCAGCGTGTACATCACGTACTGAAGCCCCTGGTGCTCGATGTTGTTGTTGGTCGATTTGTCGAGAAGCTGAATCATGTGCGGCGGGATTTTGTAAAGCCGACACACCTCGTTTACCGTCCACTGCCGCGACTGCAGCAGCTGCGCTTTTTCGTTGTCCTGCGACAGCTGCTTATAGCTCATGCCCTCCTGCAGCAGCGCCACGCTGAAGGCGTTTCGCACACCGGAATAGCGGTCCGTCCATTTGGCCAGAAGCTTGTCAATTGACGCCTGGCTCTTGATGGCTCCCGCCTCTTTGGGGCGCTCAATCACGCCGGACATCGTGGTGCCACGGGCGAACACCTGCGCGGCGTGCTGCTCAACCGCCATGCCCAGCCCGAGAACGTCCGCGTTTGTCTGAATCGGTGAGGTGCCGATGTATCCGTCGAGCGAGAAATACTTGATGTGGTGCATCATGCGCATCGGCACCGTTTCACCCAGCTCAGGCAGCTCGTAATACGGCATCCCGTCCGGCCCTTTCAGGACGATAACCTTTTTGGGGTTAATCGGTATCAGTTCAGCGATATCGCCGTTGCCGTGCCGGTCAATCAGGGAATAGCTGTTCCCTTCAAGCCCCAGCACGCCCTGCTGCTGTTCGTAATATTCAAAGCTGGTGTCCTTTCTGTTTGGCTGCGAATGGATCACATCGTACAGGGGATGATCCGTTGCCCTGCGCCGACCGCCTTTTTCGTCGCGCTGATAAAGCTCGACGGGCAGCTGGGCGATGGATTCGGCAAGGAGCGTTACGCAGGCGCGTATGGCCCCAATCCCCATTGCCGTTTCCGGCGTAACCAGCATGCCCGATGAACTCTTGCTGGCGCTGACGCTCCCGAGAACCGTTGTCCAGTTACTTCCTCCCGGACGCGACCTGCCCCGGAAGAACTGAGGAATGAACATCAGTTACCCCCTGGAGAATCATTCGCAGGCGCAGCGGCTCTGGCAGCAAAATAGGATGCCAGAAGGCAAAACACGCCTGCAGCAATAACGCCTGCAGGCGGAAACACCATCCACGCGCCAAACGAGATAAGCGCCGCGCCGAACAGGCCGATCATAAAGGTAATAATTGCCGTTAACATGCGACGTCTTCCTCATCATAAACGGATTGATTGCTGGCCCGACCGTTCAGCATTGCACGGCCTATAGCCATAAACAGCGCTGTCGCGCCGTCGATTTTTGACTGCTTGTCGCCCTTCGTCGGTCGGACGATATCGTCGCTTCCGGGGACATTTTTTCCGATAACGTTGCTGATACACCATGACAGGACCGGGTTCCCGTCATGGTGGAAACGACCGCCAGCGAGCGCCGCTTCCAGCTCCTTCATCGGCGGCGACATATTGGTGTAGTCCTGCCGGATAGAAATGGGCTCAAACCCGTGGTCCTGCAGCTCGTGGCTGAGCGCCGTGGCTCCGCTAGGGTCGATGGGGATTTCGCTGACGCGGACCTTATCAATTTCCTGAAGGTCGATAATGCTGGCCAGGATTTCGCGATAGTCCGCCTCTGCCCCATCTGTCGCTTCAAGCGCCCCCATTTCGACGAACTTCACATACCGGTCTGCAGTTTTGGCAATTTTCGGGTCCGTGCTCCGGACCGTGTCCTCCGGTACCCAGAATTTCGGCCTGATGCAGTAGTAGTGTTTCTTACCCTCAATTTCGCGGACGAAAACGCCAACACCGGCGTTAAGATCCAGGCGCTGGGCAAGGTCCAGACCGAGGTAATAATCCTCGCCGGCAAAGTCCTCGTAGCGCAGGGATTTATCGGCGGCGGCATGCCATTGCGTCATGTTGTAGAACGCTGCTTTACCGGATACCCAGATATTCAGACGCTTCGTTTTAAAGGCGTTGACCTTACGCGGAACCTGTTTAGCGACCTCCATCTCCGCCAGCAGATCGTCATACGATATCGATACGTCGAGGTTCGGGTTCGCTTTAATGAAGTTGGTCGGGTCAGTCCAGTCGTCCCCCTCATCGAGCTCATAAATAAGGCCAAACAGGCGGTCGTTAGGCACATGCCCGTTGAGCATCTCCTTGACCTGCTTATCCTTGTCGTAGCATGGCGATTCCAGCGACGTACCTGCCGTGGTGATGATAAGCGTCAGCGGCTGCGAACGTGCGCCCATACCCAGCGTCATGGCTTCATACATGTGATCCGTATCGTGCTCATGATATTCATCAATAATTGCGCAGTGTGGGCTGTCACCGTCGCCAGGCTTCCCGGCGATGGGCGCGAACAGCGAACCGTCCGGACGGGTCAGGCTGTCAACCCAGACCGAAATATTGAATTTAGAGCGGAGCGACGGAAGGCGGTCTGCCATCTGCCTTGCTGGGGTGAAGACCTTTTTCGCCTGCGCCATCGTGGTGGCACCACAGTACACTTCGGCACTGTTTTCTCCGTCAGCGCAGAACATGTACGTGCCTATGCCTGCTGCGAAAAACGATTTCCCGTTTTTCCTGGCCACCCGGATATACGCTTCACGAAATCGGCGCTTTTTGGTCTTTTTCGTAACCCAGCCGAAAATCGAGCTGAATGCAAACGCCTGCCAGGGTTCCAGCTTAAGTTTTTGACCGGCTAAGTCACCGCTGGAGTGCGGTAATAGCTGAACGAAACGACAGGCGCGTTCCGCCAGTTCGCGGTCGAATCGGTAGGGATAATCCTTATCGAGAGAAATTTTCAGATCATTAAAATGGCGCTGGCATGCCAGCTGGATGCTCTTGCAGGCGAGTATTTTCCCGTTCAGCACATCCCGCGCATACTGGTTCGCCATATTGACGCTCGGGTACGCGGCCATAATAAGTCCCTAAGAATTGGGAACATCGCCCCAATCAAAATTCGTCAAATTCATTGCCGGATTTACTTTCCTCGCCCGACGCGCGTTTTCTGGCTCTGCTGTTGGGATCAAGTTTCAGAACTACGCTAAGACGGATAAGCTGTGAGATATACTTATCCCGCGCCTTTACTGCGGCTCCCATTTTCTGCCCACCGGCAGCAGTTTCATCCCCAATCCCATTAGCCTTTATTTCCTGGTTCGCGTCGTAAAGGAGTTGCACCGTGTTGCAATATTCCACCAGTAGATAGCAGTCCTCCATTTCGAACGAACCACGGTTAATCAGAATTTTGCAGGTACGTTTCCAGGCATCGATCGCCATCTCACCCAGCAGTTCATCCGGCGGTGAAACTGCACGAGTCAGAGAACTGACCTGCGTTCCGGTCTTCTTCGGCTTACGACCTCCCCCCGGCGATCTCACTCCGGTACTCATAGCGAATCACCTCAAAAATCATCAAAAAAAAAATTCTTATTTCTCACGCGCAAAAAACTACCGGGAGCGGCAGTCCTTAAAAGCGAAAGGGGTTAAGGATTTGATCCCCCCCTCCCCATGCGCTGACCGGCCGAGTTTCACCGGAGACGCTCCCTTGCAGTCTTGGCTCGATGGCATGGCCAACACAATGCCTCCAGATTGAAATCATCGTCCGTTCCTCCGTGAGCCTTGGCAAGGATATGGTCGACGGTATTTGCACGTGTTGCGATGCCAGCGCGTCGACACTCCTGGCATATATGTTTATCTCGCAGAAGGATACGTGCACGCCTGACTTCCCAGGGACGCCCATAACCACGCTCTTGTCGGCTTTTACCGTTCTGATAGTTGCGCCATCCTTCACTGGCATGTTTTTGATGGAGATCACAGTAGCCAAATGAATCATTCACTACCGCTGAGCACCCCATATGGCGACAAGGTCTTTTAATACGAGGGGGCATAGCTAATTGTCTTAATATTGATGAGTTTGAGCATTAACCTCACTCCATTATAAATGTTGTCATTCATGCTTAATAACCCCCCCACTTAATTACATTGGCGAGTTATAAGAACCATGATGACTTGCAATCCCAACTTATAAAAATGAGATCAAGCTAATAATTATACATTATAAAGCCCACATATTAACCACATCCAACATGAACTGAATTTTATTAAGTTCGCCCCCACAAATTAAGGGTTTAAGTTGGTAGTTTCATGGTTCATTCATCTAACTCGCACCTTCCTTCGCTAGCACCCTACTATTAATTGGAGGTAATAAATACCAGCTAATTCATTTATTATACTTTGCTTAAATCTTTTAAGGTATATACATATGACAACTAATCAGCAACTCAGCACCTTCGCAATTACATCACAGAAAAAACCGCATCATCCAAGTGACAACAAAACATGCATGGTGCTAATGATTGCCTTTATTTTCAGCATTCCCTACGCCGCCGCGCTTAATGCTGCGCTGTTGGAAGAAAATAATTTAAAAGTTTCTTTAGCGTGGATTGGTATAGCCTTCGCTGTCATATGGATTGGATACGACTTGAGTAAGCTAAAAGAAAAAACTAAGTTCCATGTGATTTTTACAATCGCCGCCAAAGCTATACCTGCGATTTTGGCTTTAATTGGACTTAAGTTTTCCTAACCTCATTATTTTTTATTTAAAAACAATGAATTAAACAATCCACTACTGAGTTACCCCCTTATGAGGTTCGCACTATGGTATCTAAGCAACGTTAAAAACTGATCGAGCTGGTCCTTGTAGGCGGAATCAGCATTGCCCGGTACGCGACGCGCCCCCCCCACGCGAGTTATCACACGTTTAAGAAGCTGGCGCCGGGGGAATGGTTTAACTCGGTTTCAGTTTCCCGCTATATCGAACTCTATGAGCACGAGATACTGGCGAAGCTGAATCCGGAACAGACCTGGAATGAGCTGCATCTGTTGGCAAGATGTGAGCCTGTACTGCTGTGCTGGGAGCCGCCGGGAGAGTTTTGCCATCGACAGTTGGTCGCGCGGTGGTTCAGAAAGGAGTTGGGAATTGCTGTTGATGAGTACAATCCCCACGCCACACCGCAGTTGGATATGTTCTAAAGCAAAGCCGGGAAAACCCGGCTTACTTCTTGTTAATTGGCTTGGTGACTATATTAGCGCAGTGCGTATGAATTTCATGATAGGAAATCTCGCCATCCACATATCGAATATGATTGTCATTGATGAAAAGCCAAGATTCCGTCACATGCTTATTGTCCACCAACGAACCCTCCAGGCTAAACCAAGCAAAAGCGGCTTCAGCCAATAAATCAGTCAGCTCATCAATCTTCGCTGGATTATCCCTTGTGGTTCCCGGAGGGCTCAAATGGCTTGGAAGCGCAACCAGGCAATAGGCGTATTTGGCGACGGCTGATTTAAAATTTACCTTCGCCTTAAACTGCTCCTGTTTTTTCCATTCTTTCATCGCGCAAAACGCAATACCTACGGTTGCAGCTGTAAATATTGCAGATATTGCAGCCCAAATTGTTGCCCACGGCCAAGCGTAGATTGTTTGCCACATGAAAACCTCCTTGAGTTAAGTAGATTATTCTACCCTGGTAAACGCATAAACTGGGGATTGCTGTTGATGAATACGATCCCCGTGCTACACCGCAGATGGATATGTTCTGAAGCAGAGCCGGGGAAACCCGGCTTTCACTTAAAGACGAATCTTATCTTCAGAATGCTGTCACACGCATTATGCAGAACAGTGCTACCGTCCTCTCCTTTAAGAAAAGATGAATGATGCGAGTAAATATTATTCCAGTGAGCCAGAACATCGATCTCCTTATCAAGCAAACCTTCGCAATAAAGAAAAGTATTACGGCATTGATTAAATTTTGAAATCAAACTCATCCTTAAGTCGTAATAATCGGCGTATGCCTTCTCATCACTTAAGTCATCAGGAAGAAGGAGTAAGGCGTAAAGGTAATCTGCAATAGCTTGTTTAAAAGCCATCTTAGCCTTCAACTCATCTTGTTTTTTCCAACGTAACAGTGCCAACCCAGCAACAATAACTGCCAATAATGTAAAAATTGCCGAAATCGATGCCCAGATGTTTGCCCAACTTGCTCCCAAAATCGCCTGCAACATAAAGCCTCCATGATTTAAGGAGGTTATTCTACCATGGTAGGTATCTAACTTCCGATAGCGAGCATCCCATCAAAGTTGATTTTTTCGGATATTAAGCGCTGCCTCGAGTGCTAAGCGAGTGAAGCATGTCTGATGAGTAAGGCATTATCGCAGGTACTCAAGGAATGCCTGCTGTAATGCTCTCGGCTCTTTTCTCAACATAGCCCCTTGCTATGCACCAGACGCTCTCTCAGGATCACCAGCTGAGAAATAGACGGGCTAACATCGGGCCAGCCCTCTTTCCCGCAGCTATCGAGCCATATAGCTAGGAGGATAAACAGAATCAGCATTATTGATTCCAGGTCAGTGAACTGGATTGACGCTGAAACTCAATCTCACGAACACCAGCAAAGTTATTGTTACCTTTCTCAATAACTGCCAGCAGCGGCTTAATCCACAGGACAGCCTGGCAATAGGTCATTGAGCTGGCGGCAGCGGTACGATCATCGGCTTGGTTAGGTCTGCCGGTATCGGTGTACATGGCGCTGGCACGTAAACTGTGCGCGTATTCGAGCAGCCCACCAGCAATGTCAGCAGGAACAGGCAAATCGCAGGTTTTTTCACGGCGGAGAATCTCCCGGTATTCGATTACAGTTTCTTCGGTGCTGATATCAATCAGCGAATTAAGCCTGTTGGCGTGCTCTGCAACCTGATTGTATCGGCTGAAATTGAAAGCCTGAGTGGCAATCACTTGCCCCTGTAGCGTGTTATCACTGCGAAGCACATCGTTATCACTCTTGATATTTTTGACATCAGCACAACTCTTTACGAGAGCAAGTGACAGGCCAGCAATAATGATAATGACGACCAGACCGGGATTAATTTTCATTGTCCTAACTCCCAACAAGTTAGCGCGCTTTCCTGATCGCGCCGCTCTACCTGTCCATAACAACCATTCTTCTGGCCTTTAGTTAGGCGACAATCACGTCCACCGTCCTTAATCCACCAGCGTATTGCTTCACATGCCCCTTTACGATCTCCGGCGTTAATGCGCTTATAGAAGGTCGAAGGGAAACATTTACCCGGGCCAATGTTGTACGGGCAGAAGGATGCTATACCGACCTTCTGCGGCTCTGTCAGAGGCACTTTGATATTGCGATCAACCCAAGCTAATGCCTTATCGCGTTCAATAGCGTTAACCTTCCGGCATTGTTCCTCAGTGGCTGTCATGCCCCTAACAACACGTCTGCCATCGATAAAGGTAACGCCGTGACATAAAGACCAGACCCCACCCGGATCAACAACGGCCACCAGCGCATTGCCTTCTTTCTCGCTGATGAACTGGTCAAAAATGAGTGGAGCAGATGCACCTGATGCGATTAGTGCCAGCACTGCTGCGCTGAGTTTTGATTTATTAGACATCATTCACCTCGCGCAGCTCTTCGACGGTCTGCTTTGATTTGGAAATAGAGGTTGGTGAGAAAGGTGAGCAAGCCGAACAGTAAACTACCGATCACACCTATAGCCGCCCACTGCTCTGGGGAGTAACCGTCAAGAAGTCTTCTAAACCAGTAAATGGCACTACCTCCCGATGCGCCGTAGGAAATGCCAGTAGTTATTTTGTCCATTCGATACATGCTCTCACCTCGCTCTATGCGGGTGCTGTCGTGAGAATAAAAAAAGCCCGCTTTTGAAGGCGGGCTAATGAGTTGACTATTTGTAAGGTAGGTGTGAGTAAGGCCTATGCTCAGGAGTGAAGCTGTATCGGCTGATTCACTATCGGTCCAGGAGAACCACAGGGCATTCAGTTACTTCCCACAACTCAAAGAGTAGCAGCAGTTTGCAAAACCATAAAAAAAGGCCTGCTTTTTATGGCAGGCTCTCAAGGAATTTGAAGCTTGTATTATTGTTGTCATGGTGCCGGGTGCCTCCCGGTGACTCTACCCCAGTCAGCAAAGCCGCGCGCATACCTGCAGATAGCAGTCGACTGGAACGCCCTTTCGCTTAGAAAGGATTCACCACAGAAATAAATTACGCTGAACTTATTCCTTCGGTCAATGGGATTAGACATCGCCACCTGATGGAGGTCTTACAAATGAAAAAACCTCGCCGAAGCGAGGCTATTTGAATTTGAGGCACCTCATCCAACAAACCACCCCGGTTAGTTGGATTTTGACGAGATGCTTTTGGATGAGCGCTGAACCCAAGGGTCAGTATTTTCACACAGCAATTTTGCGAAAAGCAGCGCTCACGCAAAAACATCTATGGGAGATGAAGGAAATTGGCATCGATAATGAAATCCGAGATAACATCAATGTAAATAACAACTCCAGCTATAAGGCTGGCAATCAGTATCAGGGCAATCATCCAGACGCCCATAGGTCACCTCTTCTGTGGTATTCCCAATACAATCCTTATTCATCACTACATAGAGATGAAAGTACATTGCACAGCTAACCACAAAACAGATTACCAACGCCAGCGTTTTGAGTATCTTTAACAATAGATTCTCCCTGTACATTTATTGTACGCAGTTTAATTCAAACTGGATCAACAAACTGTCAACACAAGGGATAAACCATAGCTTGCAACACCGGGCCCTTAAAATTTTTTTTACGTCGAATATGTCTGGTGAGTTCGGCGATATGACAGGGGTACTGGTGGAATGCACCTTCGCGAATACCCCTGTCGTATCGCCGTAAAACAAAAGCCCCGACCGGCGGGGCTTTTGTTATATTCAAATTGTCGCTTAAGTTCGCTGCCATCGCGGCGCAGCTCTGCCAAGCATGAATGGATTATCTAAATTCCTGGCTCGTTTTCAATATATAAATAGAATTAGAGCACCAAAAGTTAAAACCCAATCATTCAGTTCTGCTCAGCCAGGAGCTTCCGCGTAGATAAAAAGACCTTCGCCCTGAATATCTCTAGGCACCAGCGAACTCGTTTTCTGGCCTCCCAATCCGTTAGCCAAGGTGCGATAGACTGTAGTTCCCGCGTAATGTCTGAGATTTTTTTGCGTGTGGTGTAATACTGCAGACCGACGATATAAACCGGGTCATTTACATCAAGCGCCTGCAGCACTGACTGCTCGACAAAATCAACGTCATCATCGTGTATAGCTTCATCAATGATGCTGGTGGCGGGCTGTGGCCACAAAATGGCGTGAGCACGATTTAACGCCTGTGGCCCTCTGAATCCCTCTGCTCGAGCTTGTTCCAGTGCAGCTGTAAAGCGAGACAATGCCTTATCCGACCATCGCCCGCCCTTAAGAACATCCCAGCATGCATGAGCGCGAGGCAATCGTGGGGCTGTTCCACCGCTTACCCCCTCGCCCCATGTTGTCAGCAATGATTTAATCCATGCCGACTGAATACCTGTAAGAAGCATGCTTTTACCCAGCCAGCTTTTACGCGGCGCACTCGCTGCTTTACCCAGCGCTTCAATATGATTACGGCGTTGACGTGGTGTCATCATCTTTAATCCTTACGCCAGAACGCCGAGCGCGTAGGCCCGGTCCAGCACTTTAATAATCATCTCCGGCTGCGAGCCATATTTGCGCTCGAATGCCCGCCGGTCGTTATGCAGTTCGTTATGATGTTTACGGCAGAGTGGGATCGCGAAAATGTCATGGGCTTTGGTTGCCATGCCACCCTGCCCCCATCCAATTAAGTGGTGTGGGTCATCTGACTGCTGCTGGCAGCATTCGCATGGTTGAGTTTTCACCCAATCAAGATATTCGCGACACTCCCAGCGCAGACGTTTAGGGCGACGCATGAAGGACTGCGGAGGAGCAGGATCCGCCAGCACACCCACCAGCGGTTCGGCCATGATGTCAGGTACGTCAACAGCTGCGACTTTCTCAGCGAGAATGCTGGTGGCCGGTATCCCTGGCGTTATATCACTTTCGCGCCCAATCTTGCTGTCCTCCGGCAGGCGAAGCGCTTCACGGGCCGCAAATTCGGGAAGTGCTTCAGTAACGCCGGCACGAACTGCCCACCAGCTGAGTTCTGCGAGCGAGATCTCCCGGGCCTTGTCCATGCCAAGAGAAATACGGACAGAATCGAGAACAAATGCGATTACATTCCGGCACGCCAGCTCAGCCAGTGCCTCAGTGTGTTGATCACGTAACTCATTGTCGCAGTAGCCGCATAGCAGAATCGAGCCGGGTTCATGATGCATTACGGTCATCTCATGATAGTGATAATCGCCATGAGTGTTCTGGCACTTGCCCCCACCGTAGTGGAGCAACCAGTAATCAAGCCCACGTATACCACCCACAGCACGAATGACATCCTCATTCAGAAAGAAAGTACTTAATTGCTCGTTTTCAGCTAACGGTTGCCGTGCATCGGGAACGCGGCCTGTCTGGTATCCCGACATGCTGGCAGGCTGACGTTCGATCAAGACTCTTCCGCTCCCAAACAAACTCAGCAGCTCCTTGCCTGGCTTCAGCAACACAACACCTAATTCACGAACAATCACAGGATGTAACAGAGCGCGCATCTCTATTTTACCTCCGTCCGTGTGAACGCATGTTTTGCTGTGCTCTCTGTGATGAAACGAACTGAGGAAGATATGCGCTGACTAACCAGAACCGCGGATCTATATCGAGACTTTTCTCGACGGTTACGCCATTGGATTCGTAGCGAGCTACCAGCTCATTAGCTTCTTCGGTTGTCAGTCCGGTGTGAGTGAACCAGCTTCGTTTCATGCCGCCTCCTGCTGGAGTGACATCAAAAGAAAATTGCTGGCCCTTTGAGGGGTCAGTGAGGATTTATTCTTGATTGTTTCTTGCGCCATTGTTTATCTCCAGTGGCGCAGCAGGTATAGGGTGTTCAGGCCTATGTATTAATTCTAACAGAGTTGTGAGTGATACGAAAACAGAAAGGAATACATAATTTATTAATAATAGTATAAGAAAAAACCGAGCCTAAGCCCGGTTTACCAGTACATAACCAATGTCATATTACCATTTGTCACGATAATCAAAGGCGACAAAGTAATTAAACTTGGTGGTATCAATACGATTCTGGAAATGAGGTTGCAGTAGTGGCACCCAACCATTATCCATATCAAATTCACCGTTATTGAGATTGTCCTTCATTGGAAGACCGAGGCTTTCCATTACTGAACTATCCTCTCCAAAGTCTTTTGATACCTCTTCGCCCTTGAAGTCTTCTGTCTTCTTATCGAACCAGCTAATGCGAATTTTTAAGCCCATAAATCCCTCTCAAAGATACTTTTTAATATTGCGCTTCGGGTCTGGCCCTTTGACCTGCTTACCAGTTGCAGGGTCAAACGCGCCCAGATGGCTACCATCACTACCTCGATAACCCTCAAGCTCCCCATGCTGGGAATCCCATTCGTAAATTTTACTCTTTTTATCACCATACCAGCGCGGTCGTTTGCCGCCACCGTTTTGTTTAGGCGTTTTAGGCGCCCCCTTGGTCAGATCACCTAACCCTTTAATTTCCTCGGTTTTGGGAACTGGATGATAATCATGTCCATAGTCTTTAGCACCCTTACGCGGTTTTTTCTTTTCGTCAGCCAGTTTTTGCTCTGAAGCTTTTTTCTTTTGCTCCTTTTGTTTACGGCTTTCTACAGCGATCGCAAGGGCTTTCTCCGCATCTGCTTTTTCTTTTATTGCGGCATCAAGAGCAGCCTTACTTACTTTGGCTTTTTCCTTAGCCAATCCTAGCTTGTAACCAGCCTGGAGAAATACTCGATGACCCGGGTGATCTGGATCATGAGCATATACCTCTACCTGTTTAACCCATTTCAACATTGCTTCGACACCTTTGTTTGCAGCGTCGAGATCACTATTTCTTTGCGGTATAGCTTGAAGAGCTTTATTTAACCGTTCCTGAGCTTTAACAATATCTGCCTGAGCACGACTCAACTGGTCGCCAGCCTCTTTATCTTCTTTGGCTGCTGCTTCAACAGGGCTATTTAATGCCCATGCAAGTGTTCGGCGTTTCTCCTCCTCCAGACGCTTTTTAACTTGATCAGGCGTGCTCACCTCAGTTACAGATACGTAAATAGGTGGACTCTTACCATCAGGAAAACGAACTATAGCCTCGTGAGTGTTTTGTCCGGTTGTGAAACCAGGGTATCGAGATGCTCCCTGCTCTTTCTGAATACCTTTTGGTTGTGATTGTGATACAGCCGGTGCTTTACCCGCATCAACTTTCACGTGCAGATCCGGTTTACCCGGAACAACACCAGCAGTGTAAACCCCTGGGCGTTTCGTTGGTTTCGCATCGACAACCGGCACACTCATTGGCATATTTTTGCTTTTAACAACAGCGATATGCTGTTTGCCGTCTTCATCAACAACATCAGCAATTCGCGTGTGTACTACTGTAGCTTTCTGAGTCGGTAAAGCAGAAGGCGGAGTGGTTGACACTTTATCAAATGGTAAAGAGTTCACAAGATGAGCCGTCGCCATCATACGAGGATCATCTTTTGCGATCTCAGATGGAATCAGAGCACCAATAGTTGCCCCTAAAAGACGGCCAGCAAGCGGAACTGCTGCGACGGCGCCTTGCTCAATACGGGTCAGTGCAGCTTGCATAGCTTCCTGAAGCGTCGTTTTGGTAAATAAAGTAAAACCCCACATACCATCATAAACGCCAATGACAGCGGGTACACCGTATGCAGCAGGTTTCTGCGCCTCCGGCGTACTTGAAAGGTTTGCACCGGATGAATTAGACCCGTTACCGCCTCCATTACCGCCGCCCCCCCAATGAATACCGCTATCTTTACCGCCAGAACCACCATCAACATTAATAGTATCTTCGTTAGGCATATAATTCCTCTTTGACTTTAAAATCATTAAATAAAAGCAAAACTGTATATACATACAGTTGTTTTATGCTATTCCCGAGCTGTTTTAAAGTCAATGTGGAAAGATACAAAAAACAAAAATTGGTAGTTTTTTATTATCTTTAAAACAGCAGATTGGGAGAGAAATATATGAAAAGGGAATCCTGCTGCAAATTGACTGGCAGTGGATTCCAAGGAGGAGAACATAGAGTTATTGCTGCACCAACAACTCTATATTTGAAATTGAGATGTTTACTTATCTGAAACTAATTCGATGGCAAGTGAACCCGATACCCTGCTTTTTCCAACATTTGGGTAAATAGGGTTGGCGTACCAATAATTTCTTCTTCCCGCAAAGGAGTGAACGATACCATATCGCCATGTCTATACATCAAAGCACGATCACATTCTGGAAATGAGTGCAGTCTGGCAACGATAACCCCATCGTGGCATCTGATGACTGCGTATCCCTTGCTCGGTAATTCTTCTTTTTGTTTCACCAGTCCCCCTCCACACTGGAAAGTTATTGCATGCTGTCTCAATAATACCAGTCGTCTGCGCTTTCCCAGGTCTGCTGGAGGATTTCCTCAACCATCTTCTTAGCTTCCTTTTCGCGACCGTAAACACTTAAACCATGTGATCCTGCACGGCGTATAACCAGACTGCATTCATCGAACTGATTCTGGAGTCGTTTTGATAATTCTTTTTCCAGCGCCGGGACCGCGCCCTTACGAAGTTCTTTAGTACGATCAATGGTTAATTCAACTTTCATAAATGCCTCCGCTGCTTTAACTGTATATTTATACAGTACACCCATGCATTAGTTTGATCAACGGTTTAACCGCACGAAATGCTAACCACAATACCGACTGTCTAAAAATCGTCCCCGCCTGAGCGGGGCTAGATTACGCAGCTATATCCTTGTTTTGACAAAGTTCTGGGTGATTTGCTCTTAACCAGACCGTGGCCATCGCAAAGCTCATGTTCCTCACTGCGAAACTCGGTAAGGACAGCGCGATAGTAGCATTTGTTAAACCAGAGCATGGGAAACCGCAGCATATATCGAGAATTGTTTATTCGGACATGTTCATTTTCTTTTTGCAGCGGCGCGGCAGGCGTTTCATACTTTCATAGCGACGGTCGGAATACCGTTGTTCAAAACACCTAACGTCAACACCAAATTAGCGGCTTGCAGCTCGTTTATCTCATCAGGTACTACCGGAGCTGGCGGGGCGGTATACAGAATGCGTGTCTCGATGTCAGGCTGCTTTGAGAATCCTTCATACTGCTCTTTTGTGCAGTCATCCCAAAGGTCACTATCTTCGCAACGCTCTCGCCATTGGTAAACAGGCTCCGCCTGGAGCGATGCCTTCGCCCGGATCATCGCAGCAAGTGCCATAGCAGCATCTTCATTAATTGCGCCTGGCGTCGCATCGCGCTCTTCTTCAAGCTCCGCGATAGTCTGGTTTAGCCATTCTCTTATGGCGATATTCATCACTTCAATTCCTCCAGCATTGGTAACCGGTACACTGGTACCGCTTTGTATTCCTCTCCTAGTGATTTTGCCCTTTCGTTGAGGGCGCTAATTTCTGAGACTAAGGGGTCCTCGCCATAAGCAACGCAGAACTCATCTAAATGCGCCTCGCCTTCAGAATCAGCTATGGCATACAGGAACGGCTCGGCCTTCAACACTGCCTGCGCGATTTTAGCAAGGCATTTATCCATCTGCGCCAGCTTGCTCTCAGGGAATACGGCAACCATAGCGAGCCGCATTTCTGTGCGCGCAATCAACTGCTCTTTGGTGAATTCTTTGGTAATTGTGCTCATGCCGCCGCCTTGCTGTGTGAAAAACGTTTCAGGTCAAAGTCGATTGTTGCCCGCAGGTCACGGAAGATACCGCACCGCCCGTGGCGAACCAGGCCACCCTGCTCCACCGCTACGAGGAGATATTTCTCCGCTGTGGTCCGGTGCAGGCCGAACATCGCAACGAAGTCATTAGTGGTGATGCGCCCCAGCTCCTTCACCAGTTCGATAATCCGGTTGATGATCAGGGTGCGTTCTTTGTCGGTTTTCTTTCTGACCATCGGTTACGCCCTCCCTGCCATGCGAAGACAAACTTTCCGGCGCTTCGCTATTCGAGCTACCTCTACAGCGCTGCCGGCGATCCCAAACATGTCGGTGTATACAGCTGCTGCTCGCCGCCATAACCCCTTTTCCTCAAGTGCTTTCGCTTTCTGCTCTGCGGATTGCATCCTGACCGGATCGCTTTTTTCCACCATGCAGGGAAGGATCACATCCGGAATAACTGCATCTGGTGCCGCGGTGTACATAAACTGGCCCCCGCTACGCGCACGAACTAACACGCCTTCATTGCTTAACTCACGCAGTAACTTACCTGATGCAGCGCTGGACATATCAAGTGCTTCGCATATATCGCCAACTGCGCAGTTCGGTTGGTAGCGCACGAAAATCGCCACCTGCTCTTTCTGGGTTAATGGTTTGGTCATTGGTCAAATCTCGATTAGTTGGTTAAACCTGCCGCTTTGCGGCGCTTGTACTCTTCCATCAGCAGCTGTGCCGGAGTTGGCCCTGCCGGATGCTGCGGTGCAGCAAGCTGGCGACGGATTGGTGGAACCGACAACCCGTTACTCACGTGCTTCGTCCATTTGGTCAATAACTTCTCAGCGAGTTTCTTCAGTTCCCCCTCAGTCATCTGGCGCTCTACGCCAGTCCTGCGCATTTCGATGCAGATGTGGTACAAAACCGGCTGCGGCCACGGGTATTTATCACTTCCCGAAAAACGATATGACTCGTTACGCCAACGGCGGTATTCAGCCATCACCCGATCCGATGTAAGCCCGAACGGGTTAGCCCCACTCTCAGAAACCAGCGATACGAACTCAGCCAGATCAGGAGGCCATGTATTACCTACCGCGCAGCGCTCCATGCACTGCTGGCAAACCAGTTTAATCTGGGCCTCAGTCATCGAACCTATCTGAGCTATCCAGAGGGCCGTAGGCTCTGCCCCATTCTTCTGCGTCCATCGGTTTGAGAAGATTTCCCCCATCACCTGCCATAGCCACCATGCCGTTTCCGTCGCCATCAAGTCCGTTCCGGCGTCGCCACTCTGCGTGTGCTGATTGAATTTGCTGAACAGCTCGGGATGCTGTTGGTTCTGATCGAACTGCTGCATTGTCGGTACCTCCGGATTGTGGTTTTGTCTGGACCTTTGCGCGATCCAGATGGCGGGCCAATTTTTGCTCCCACTGGATTTGATGAAAAACTTTTCCTTCGGCTTGCCAGTAAGCGATAAAACTACTCAGTTCCGCTTCAAAATTTATTCCCGCCTTCAACGGCACTCCCCACAAAACCGCCTGACGTTCAAAATCGATTGATGGTTTCCAGTTCTGATGCATCTGGAATTTCCCGAATGGTTGCTGTGCTACAAATCCGATACTGGGTTGGTTCGGATAATCAGGAATAGCAGGTTCGACCAGTTCGCTATGTGTGGGGTTTAGATCTTTATGGTTCCTTGGTAGATTCCGTGTCCCGTTTTTGGGACTGTTTAAAGGGAAAAACGGTACTCTTTGGTTAAAATTCGAACTATTAACAATCCCGATTTTGGTATTTTTATTCTCGTTAACAGTTCCGTTAATGGTACTGTTCGCATTAACAGTTCCGTTATCGGGATCATTTCGTTGAACAGTCCCCTTTTTGGTACCGTTTAAACGGTCCCGATTTCGGGCTTGTTCTGCATCGGGGATGCTTTCTTCAACGCCTACCAGCCTGTAAACAGGTATTTGTTTAGTCCTGCCACGCCGTTCCCCGGTGTCCACAACAAGGCCGATTTCCTGTAGATGCTGCAATCCTGCAAGCACAGTCTTTCTGTCCATCTCAGTAGCCTCTGCAAGCGCAGCGACAGATGGATAAGCGCATAAGTCAGCACCGCACATATCAGCCAGCCAGGTCAGGATCGCCTTACTGGAGGATTTTCCGGTCTTAACTTTCTTGGCCCACCGCATTGCATCAATGCTCATGAAGCCTCCGGGTAGAATTCATTGATCAAAACTCGATTAAAAAAATTGCGGCGCTACGGCGCTGATACTCGCCAGTAGTGGTCCCGCCGCGTCAGCAGGTAACATGTTGAATAACGCGATTGCCGCTTCGCGGATCTCCTTCTCAAGCTTTTGCAGCGGTGCGCCCAGCAACTTCGCCTGATGTGCCTCACTGCATTCTTTGATAGCGCTCGCCACCAGCTCGGCTTCCGTTCTGGCATTACTGAGGCCATGCTTCCTGGCGATCTCAATAGGCATAGCGGCGACGATTGCCCCCGACAGTTGCATGATGTAAGCGGTGTATTTTTCCGAACCACCTTCGTTTTTCAGATACCGGAATAAATTCTGTTTGTTGACCGCGATACCGCGGCCCCCTTCCTTCTTCCACTGCTCTGCCACCAGCAGAGCGATTTTTTCCTGCTTCTGGCCGGGCAAAGTGGATTCCCACTCTCGAACTGCAACCAGTATTGAACGGTGCTTAAAGCTATCTCGCCGATGCGCCATAAATTGATTTTGAGTTTTCAGCGGTCTGGCCAGGCGTTGGTTATGATGTTGATATGTAGCTGACTGCATGATTAAGCCTCCTTCTGAGGTAAACCATCTGTTGCGTTGGGATAGAGGTCTGGACGTAATTCATGCGGGGTGACTTCCCAATCCAAAGCTCTGCATGCGTTTAAAACCTCTGTGCTTGCTACCTGAGTACGAAACCAGACAGATACAGTCTGCGAGTTTTTACCTAAGCGGCGTGCCAGTTCTGATTGGCTGCCACACAGCGAAATAATTTTTTGTTGAATGTGTTCTTTCATGCTTCCTCCCAATTTATGAATCACATGATTGATAAATAATTTGTCAATGTCAAGAAACTTAATCAATCACATCTGATAAGAAAGTTTGTATGCTTGCTTATGGGTTTGATTTGGATACGAACATGAACTTCGAAGAAAGACTGTTACGAGCTCTTGATGAAGCCGGGATATCTCAATCTGAGCTGGGCCGCAGAGTGGGGGTAAACTCACAAACGGTTAGTAACTGGTGCAATACAGGTAATTTCCCTCGCAAGGAAAAGTTGGCTTTATTCCCGGAAGCATTAGGTAAGCCACTGTATTGGTTCTTTTTATCTGATGAAGAAGAGGCGCATCTTAAGGCAACCAGCGAAAGCAAAACGGTATTGAACGAGAAACAAGCTGCGTTGTTGGAAGTTTTTGATCAGTTACCTGAAGTTGAACAAACCAGGTTCATACAGCTGGCCAGCGACCGCCTCGAAGAGCTCGATAAATTTATGGCTGAATTTCTCAGCAAACGGAAGATTGAGCCCGCTCCAACCAAAGACTGATAAAGAACACTCTAAAGGCCGCATTTTGCGGCCTTTTTTTTGCCTCTAGTATCTCCTCAACCCTCCTCTAAAAATCATCACTACAATTATTTATGTCAATTAAGTATTGACCTTTGACATATTTATTTGTAGCCTGATTTTAGAAAATCAGTCATCAAGGCAGGACGCCCACGAAGTAGCTGCCGGCGGCATACGAAACACCGGATGAGATGGCAAAACAATCGCGCAGCAGGTTTACCGTTCCGCTAGCCGGCGATAAGGCGAAATGAGTTAACACCCCTGGTTCACCCGACATAGGGGTTAACTATCAAGGTAGGAAATAATGCATATCGAAATTTTCAGAATTGGAGGGCGAGCTTGTTTACTCATCTCCCCCATCAGAATCTCTGTAGCGGAGCGACTGGCGTCCGCCATGGAAAACAGCGAAGTCGTTGCAGCTCTTGGTGCTTATTTCACACCCGTTGGCGAGGCACCAGTTGGTGAACTCGTTGGGCTCTATCTCTACTTTGATAACCTCGATACCGCTGCGTTCATAACGATCAATCATCTGATTGAAACGGATAAGCCAATCCCGGTAGTCGTCAGGTAGAACCCACGAATCTATCAGTACCTCAATACAGGAATCATATTGGTCGCGGTTTTTAAACCAATAAACACTTATTGGACGGGTTGCCATTTTTATGTCCTTGCAGGCTGATTTCAGGTTTCAGCATACCACCGAGAATGAGGTGGTTAAAAGGCAGGCATTAACAGGAGAAGATCAACTATGACCGATTTCGCCAGAAAACCAGCACGGTGCCAGGCCGTACTTCTGCCCTATTTTTGGACGGTCGTCCGCCGCATTTGCTACACCCTCGCTCAAAAAGGCGATCCCTCCGCTTCATAAAGCACAAAACCCGCGCAAGGCGGGTTAAGTACCCGGTCAGCCGACCAAAGCTTTCCGGAATCGAGTTTTGACCAATGACCACTACCCAAGGCGGCAATCATTAGCTGCGGGTATCTTACAACCAAAATTAAGGACCTGATATGGAATTCTTTCATTTAATCAAGGCAACGCAGAAATCCGGCAAAGAAGATGCCGTTATCTGGTTCACGGCTAAATCAGAAGCACGAGCCAATTTGCAGCTGGATGTTGAGCTGGAAGATGCTGGCATTGAAACCGGCCGGGGCAAGAATTATAGCAAGCCTGTCCGTACCGATTTCCCTGTTTACAATGACCTACCGGAAGAATGCACAGTGGATTACACCTGGTGCAAACGCTACGAACTCCAGGACGATGGACGCACCTGGCTGCCAAAGGCTGGTGCTGAGTCTACTGGAGCCGTGGACAACAACACTGCCGCTCCGGAAGCGACCACTACAGTTGAAACCACCGTCGAGAGTGTCCCGCTTGAAAACCGCACTTCAGCGGTCCGTTTTGCCGTCCACCTGATCAGCGACAAATACCAGTCACATATAACTAAAGAGCAGCAGCTGGCTGCCAGCGAAATGTCACTGGATGAAGGCAACACCTATCTCCAGAACCTGCTGCTGGCGAAGAATGACATCCCTGAAGTAGTCGAACTCAGCCTGAACGCTGAGTGGAAACTCGTTCAGGCGATTAAGCAGGTATTCGCGCCAGATGAAGTTCACGAAACTGAAAATATCGCTGCATTCATGGCTGACTGGGCTAAAGCAGATGCCAGCGATCGCAACCAAATAGTGGAAGCCTGGCGCAGCGGCAAATTTCCCCCTCTGAAATCTGAAAGCACCAGCGACACTGGCGTTATAGCAGGTCAGGGTCTTGAACCTGATAACGGTATCCAGATTGACGAGAATGATGACGAAACCACACGTTATCCAGTCGTTCGTATGCCCTTCCGCAAGCAGGTACTCGCCCAGTTCACCGCCGACGAACTGCGCCACCACTTAACCCGCGAAGAATACGAAGGTATCAGCGCGCTGGAGATGGACACTGACAATAGCTATGTCCAGAACCTGCTGCTGGCGGCAGAAAACTGCGAACAGGTTAAGGGTTACGCCACCAAAGACCTGTGGCGCTATACCGACGCCATTCGCAAAGTGTTCAGCCAGGAAAAGCGTCACGAACTCGCTTTGGTTCTCCGATTCACCAGAATCTGGGCGGCGACTGATTACATTGACCGCGGCCTGCTGGTAAAAGAATGGGCCAATGGCAGTCGCGTTGCAGAGATACAGCGTACTGAAAGCGGTACGAATGCTGGCGGAGGCAACAAGACCGACAGAAACCCTGACCTTAAACATGATCTAGACACTCTCGATCTAGAGATTGCGCTGGCCACGTTACCAATGGATTTCAACATTTATGATATCCCTGGTGGTGTTTTCCGTCGGGCAAAAGAGATCGTGAGTAAAAAAGAAAGTCCATTCAAAGAATGGTCTAAAGCTCTTCGTGCAACTCCGGGAGTTTTGGATTACTCGCGTGCAGCTATCTTTGCACTTATCCGCAGCGCTCACCCAGAGCATTACCTGTATCCGGCACGTCTCAGCGGATTCATTAACGCGAACCTGACTGAAAGCGATCATTCTGCTCCATCAGACGAAACTCTTGCGGCTGCGCGCCATAACCCTGAGGTGAGCTGGACAAACGAGTTAACTAATGACTCTGCTGTTGAAACTGGCGGCCAGAATGAGGGGACTCAGGTCGACGGCTACACACAGCCGGTTCTCGAAAAAGTTGGTAATGGTCTTTTTTCTATTGAAGGGCTGGTCACCAGCAACGCTGTAATCGACCAACAAAATAGCGCGGCAGAGTACGTAGATAATGTGCAGATGGAAGAAACTTGCAATGATGAAATCCCGAACAGCTCTGCGTTATCAGAAGGCTCGAAAGAATCTTTCTCAGGCACAAGCACTACTGAAACTTATAGCAGCACAGCTGCCATAAATAATGATTCCGGTCATCAAAACCATATCGAGACAGAACTGCTCTATACACACCTTATGGTCGACATTGAAGCTTTTGGCAAAAAGGCTGATTCACCAGTCGTATCTATCGGGGCCGTGTTCTTTGATCCATCTACAGGTAATACCGGTTCGGAGTTTTACAAAGTGATTAGCCTGGAATCTGCCATGGCCAGCGGCGGGGTTCCGGATGCATCTACCATAATCTTCTGGCTTAAAGCTTCGCCTGAAGCTCGTTCAGAGTTAGTGATGGATGATGCTATTCCGCTCGATGACGCCTTGCTACAGCTAAATGAGTTTATAGCTGAGAATGCGGCTAACGGCCCTGAATATGTGCAGGTCTGGGGGAATGGTGCCACTTATGACAATGTCCTGCTTGAGGCATCTTATGACCGTACGGGGATCCGCTGCCCATGGAAGTTCTGGAATAACCGGGATGTCAGAACTGTTGTCGAGTTGGGTAAAGCCGTTGGCTGCGAGCCTCGCTATGAGATCCCATTTGATGGAGAACCTCACAAGGCTATTTCGGATGCACTTCATCAGGTCAAATACGTGTCAGCAATCTGGCAGCGTCTGACTGAACACTGATTTTTTAATTTCAGAAAATGGCCCTGATATGGGCCATTATGAGGTAAATCACATGCTTCAAATGCTGACTTTAGAAGAATGGGCTGCGGAAAAATACCGGAGTAATCCTCCAAGTTTGAATACTTTACGCCGATACGCTAAAGAGAGCATGTTCACTCCCCCGGCCACCAAAGAAGGAAGATACTGGCGGGTAAGAGAAGATGCCGAGATTACAGGTAATTTAACCCAGCCCGTTATTAAAAAATCTGATTCTCCTATGCTTCAAAGGATACTGTCTGATGGCTGCCCGACCACGTAAAAACAACGTTAAGATACCTAATCTTTATCCGCTCTACAGTCGTAAGGTAAATAAAATCTACTGGCGGTATAAGCATCCCGTTACAGGTAAGTTTCATAGCCTTGGAACTAACGAGGCCGAAGCAACAGCAATAGCAATCGACGCTAATGAGCGACTAGCGGAACAGCGTACCAGGCAGGTTTTGGCTATCAGTGACAAGATCGCCTCCAGCAAAGGAAAGGCGATAACAACAAATACGTGGTTAGATCGTTATTGGAAAATTCAGGATGAAAGACTGGAGAATGGTGATATCAAGCCGAACACTCATAAGCAAAAGGCTAAACCCGTCGCCCTACTTCGCGAGAGCGTAGGAATGAAAATGATATCCGCTGTCGACGTTCGCGATGTTGCTCAGATACTGGAGTCCTATGTTGCAGAAGGTCAACCTAGGATGGCCCAGGTAATTCGCTCTGTTTTAATCGATGTGTTCAAGGAAGCCCAACATTATGGCGAGGTACCGCCGGGTTATAACCCGGCACTTGCTACAAAACAACCGCGCCGACGGATTAACCGGCAACGTCTAAACCTCAACGAATGGCGAAAGATTTTCGAGATAGCTGATGCCCGCCATCATTATATGGGTAATGCCATGTTATTGGCGCTCGTAACTGGTCAGCGCCTCGGAGATATTTCCAACATGAAGTTTAGCGATATTTGGGATGACCATCTGCATGTCGTCCAGGAGAAAACAGGGAGCAAACTAGCGCTCCCACTTTCTTTGAGACTAAACGCTATTGGATGGAGTTTAAGAGATGTTGTTGCACGTTGCCGCGACTATGCAGTGAGTCCGTACCTGATCCACTTCTTTCGGGCTACCTCAATGGCAGCACGAGGGGCACAGGTAAAGTCGAATACATTAACAATGAATTTCAGTAAAGCCCGCGATAAAGCAGACATAAACTGGGGGGACGGCACTCCAGCAACGTTCCATGAACAGAGGTCTCTAGCAGAGCGTCTGTATGAAGCTCAAGGTCTCGATACCCAAAAACTTCTAGGGCATAAATCACCCAATCAAACAGCAAGATATCATGATGATCGAGGAAAGGATTGGATGAAAATTAATTGCAATGAATGA